TTGCCTACTTCTTCCAACCCTGCTCACCTCACTTCTTCCAACGCTGCCCACTCCACCTCATCCAACCCTGCCCAGATCTACGCTCTCGATGAGGTCGCCTTTCTGGAGCGGCAAGCCTGCGAGGCGGCGAGTCTCTACAAGGAAGCGAAGCGGGACCGCTCCTATGTGGCGGCCTCGAAGATCTTCGATCGAATGGAGGATCTCTACCGGAAGTTGAGTGCAGCGAAGAAAGCCGCGGCCGACGCGTCGGGCCTCGATGAAGCGGCGTTCTTGGAGCGGCTCGAAGATGAGGCCGCGGAGATGCCTGATCCACACCTCGAAGTCTACGTCCGCGAATATCTCCAGCGCCACCGTCTGGAGCTCGCGACCAAGACCGGCACGGAGGGCTGATGGTATCCAGTCGCGATCAGATCCTCCGGACGAACCAAGACAGCGCGCGGCGTGGTCGGCGTAATCCGCTCGACTTCCTTCGGCTGACCGATCCGCAGCGGGCCTGGCTGTCGGTCTCTGCTCGGCTGGCGATCTGGCGTGGTGCGAATCAGATCGGCAAGAGTCACGGACAAGCCGCGGACATTCTCCACACTGCCCGGGGGACACATCCGCTGCGGCCGGTTCGTCGGAAGCGCGGGCCGGTCAAGCTGTTGGTTGTCTCTGAGAGCTGGGCTCAGATGGACCCGCTGTGTGAAAAACTGTGGGAGCTCGTACCGAAGGACGAGATCGATCCGAAGGTGAAGTATGTCCCGGGGCAGGGTATCCAGGGCTATAAAGAACGGGTAATCCCGTTTATTAGCGGACCCGGGGCCGGTTCGGTGATCTACCTTGCCACCTATCAGCAGGGAGCCGGCCGGATCGCGGGATCATCGGTGCATGGCGTCTATCTGGACGAACCCCCACCAGAGGCCGTCTATGGTGAGGTGATGCCGCGGCTCTCGAAGCACCACGGCACGCTCCGGATCAGCATGACGCCCACACCGGAGTCCCCTCCGCTTGGATACCTCAAGGAGAAGGTAGACAAGTTCAAATCCGGAGACACGGCCGGGACGCTATTCGAGCTCCACACCCCGCTCACCCTCTCCGCGCTCACGCTCCGCGGTGGACTGGTGGAGCAGCCGTGGAAGTCACAGCACGAGCTAGACGAGATCATCGGCTCCTACCTCGACGTAGAGCGGGGGATGAGGGTTAATGGTGATTGGGACCCGGTCGCGGTGGGGCGCTGGCTTACGAATTGGTCGGATGCGCTGCTGGATGTCTCCCTGATGCCATCGGGCCGGGTGTTCGTCGGCGTCGGCATTGACCACGGAGCGAAAGCCGGCCGGCAGTATGCCGCGCTGCTGGTCTGCGATGCCAAGGGAGAGCGGGTCGGGGTGCTCGATGAGGTCCTCAGCGATGGCAGAACCTCTCCGAAGGAAGACGCCCAGAACGTTCTTGCGATGCTGCAGCGGAACGGGTGGCGCTGGCAAGATGTGGACTACTGGCTGGGCGATAGAGCGCACGGCGGTGACTATTGGGGCAACGAAAAGAGCAATCGAGACCTGCTCCATGCGTTCTCCAAGCTGCTGAAAGTCCCGAAATACCGGCTCCGTGATGAGGGGCTGAAGCTGCGAGTCCCCTACAAGCGCCGCGGCTCCATCACGCGCGGCATGCGCCTACTCAACGGGCTGTGCCGACCTGGTCCGGACGGGGTCCCTCAGTTTGTGGTGCATCCCCGGTGCGTCGGGTTCATCGAGGCCGCGAAAAACTGGGAAGGGCGCTTGGATTCCCCGCTGAAAGACCGCCTCGACGGCGTCCGCTACGTGGTGGAGACCTTCTTTGACCGCAACGTTTTACGGCCGGCTGTCAGTAGCTCGGGCCACATCTTCTAGGAGTGAGCATGTATCAGGACTACCATCACCCACCCATGGCCCCGGATAGCGCGACTGCAGCGCGCTGGAAGATCACCGGCCGGCGCGTCCGTCTGCTGGAGGGCTCGTGGAAGCGCGATCTGGAGCAAAAGCTGGAGCGGGAATTTGGCTTGGCGCGTCGGGAGGCCATGGGGCCGGCCTCGACCAGCAAGAACACATTCAAGCGGGTGTGTGAGGAGCTGAGCTCGCTGTACACGGAGACACCCCGGCCGCGGCATGCGGTGGGCGGAGAGCTCCCGGGCTTCCTGACTCCGCTCTATGTCACGGCGGCCGGTACGGCGTTTCACTCCGATGGCATCGACGCGGGGCGGCTGGGGCGGCTGCTGTCGTCTCGCCAGATCGCCTCTGCTCACCCCGGCATTGTCCCGGGGCTGTGGCCGCTCATGAGGCGCGCGCAAGTCCTGACGCTGGGCTGTCGGGAGGCGCTGGTGATGGCGGAGTGGAGCTCGACGCGGGGCCGGCCGGTCTACCAGATCCACACCCCTGACACCTTCACCGCGGAATCGCTCCCGGACGCTCCGGATGAGCCGGTGACGATCAAGATCCTGCAGTGGCACGTGATCAGCGGGGAGGGCCGGTGGTGCTGGAAGATCTATGACATCAGCGATCCGGATCGGCCCCGGCTCCAGATCCAGGAGTTTAGGCAGGACTCACAGACACCCAAGGACTACACGGCCGCGGTGCTGGGCGGTCCGCGCTCGGGAGACGCCTACCCCTACCGGTGGACGGCGGGGCCGCGTGTGGGTCGCCCGTTCATCCCTGGCGAGCTCTACCACGCGGAAGCCACCGGCAAGCTGTTCGATCCGCACAACTGGCGAGAGCTCCTCGAGGCCACCTATGACGTGGCTACGAGCTGGACGTTCTTCCTTCACTGCATCTTCCGGGCCTCCTGGCCTCAGCGCTGGGCGGCGAATGCCTACATTGCAGGCACCGGCACGGAGGGAGAGGGAGAGACGCGGCGCTCGAATGTCCCGGCCGATCCGACTGCGCTTGTCCATCTTGAGAGCGATCAGAATGGTCAGGTGATGGTTGGACAGTGGAGTCCGGCTGCCGACGTCAAGACGCTCCAGGAGGCGATCTCCGCGTTCGAGGCTGGCGTGGTGTCCATCGCTGGCGTGGACGGCGCCAACATCGTCAGACAGTCCGGCGATGCTTGGAGCGGGGCTGCGCTGTCGATCTCCCGGGATGGCAAGCGGGAGGCCATGAGGCACTACGGTCCACAGTTCCGGCCGCGTGACGTGGCGCTCATTGAGAAGATCGCCGGTCTGTCAAACCTGGCGCGCGCACAGGGCCTCCCCGGCGCGCTCGGGTTCGATGTTCCGGAGACCGGCTACCGCCAAAATTACACCACGCTCACCCTCTCTGCTCAGGAGCTCCAGGCAAGACAGGAGCACAACGCGGCGATGGTCGCGGCCGGTCGCATGAGCCAGATCGACGCGTACCAGAACGAGCACCCCGGGACGACCCGGGAGGAAGCGATCGCGGCTCTGGAGCGCATCGCTGAAGACAATCTCCGTTTCCCTCCGCCGGCCGCTCCGATGGCTGGCACAACTCCAACCCCACTGCTCAACAAGTAGGAGATCCGACCCATGGCCTACAACTGCCCCCACTGCAAAGAAGCGATCGCCGATGCCGTCTCCAAGGGCGAGATCCAGCGCAAGATCGAGAAGCACAACACCCTGACCTCTGCGCTTGAAAAGCAGATCACCGATCTGGAGTCCTCCGCGCGGAAAAACGACCGGACTCACAAGGCCGCGCTGCAGGAGCTCCGGGAGAGCCTCTCCCATGGGCACGCCTCCGCGCTGGCGATGGCGCGTCTGGGCCTCGATGATGACGCGGCCGCGGTGGCGGAGCTCCTCCACGGCCGGCTCCCTGCTGAAGACCGTCCGGAGCTCACCACCTGGTTGCAGTCACAGAAGGAAGCACCGGACACAGCACACCCCCTGCTCCGTGCCTATTTCGGAGACGCGGCCCCGGTGGAGGCGCCCTCGACGGAGACGCCCTCGACGCCCTCGACGCCCTCCCTGCCCTCTCCGGCTGGGGTCTCGCCCCTCGGGACGCCTCCTGCTTGGACTCCGGAGCAGATCCGCGGGATGTCCTCTGCGGAGTTTGCCGCGAATGCGGGCGCGCTGTCGGATCTCGTCGGCTTCGATGTGGCGTCTTCGTTCGGGCTGGTGAAAGCCGGGGCTTGACATGACAAATTGTCAGGGGTACGTTCATCCCTGACATAGCAGACCCTCCGGCGGCACCGGTTACCAGCTTTACGGGGTCCTTCCAAGTTTCACGGAGGGCCTCATAATGGCACAAGAACTTCAGACCGGCGGCGCACCTGTACAAGACATCCTCGTTGCAGAGGTCGCCCGTCGTGGCGCTCTGCAGCTTCTCGGAGACCGGGCAAGCCTGCGCAACCACCCCGCACTGATCAACCTGGGCGGAGACCTCCTCGGCTCCACCACGGAGCAGATCAACCTCCTCGGCCTCGACGGTACCGATCTCATGACCGCGTTCGGTGAGACCGCGGCAGTGACCAACACCGCTCTCACCGATGCTCAGGCAACCATCACCCCGGCGATGCAGCGTCTCCAGTACGAGATGAGCGATCAGGCTCGCATCCATGATCCCACCGGGTCGATCAACCCGGGCCGCCTGGCGCTGTCCATGGTCGGCTCTGCCATGATGACGCTGACGAACCTGATTGCCAAGGAAGGCGACGGCTTCGCTACTGCGGGAACCTCCGGCGTGGCTTTCAGTCATGACACTTTCATTGCGGCAAAAACGGCGCTCATTCAGGCTTTGTGTCCCGGCCCTTACCTGCTGGTCATGAAGCCAAAAAGCTTCACCGACTGGAGCACCGATCTGGAGTCTCGCGGCGGCCTCACTCAGTGGCGGCCGGCTGCAGCGGAGATGCAGAACATCCGCGGAAATGGTTTCCAGGGCGTTTACGACAATGTGGAAATTTTCACCTCAAATCAGATCCAGGGCATGAACACCAATGCCGATTGGGGCAATTTCATGTTTGGCCGCGGTGCTATCGGCTACAAGGAAGTGGCACAGGGCGCGCCCCCTCGCTCTCAGATCGTCCTCCTCGATGTCAACGGCGTGATCCGGGTGGCCGAGTTCCGCAGCGAGTCCGAAGGTGAGACCGCCGTGGTGGGTCACTACTACGTCGGAACCACTGTGATCGAAGCCGGCCGCGGCCGGACTGTCCTCGGCGCTCAGTAGCCGTTTTCCCCCTGCCTGGGGGGCGGCTGACCGTCTCCCGGGCTCCACCCTTGCAGGAGTCCGACCATGCCTGCTCATCTCCCAGCACAGGCCGGCGCCCTCGGCGCTGCCCCTGCTCCTCCTCCTGCCGCGCGGGAGGTCTACAACCTCCCTCCGGCGGCGAATTTCTCCTTCCTCGCGTCTCCGGTCGCGTGGGATGTCATCATGACGGCCGATGGATACGAGGTGCTTCCGACGCTGGAGCGCTTCGAGTACTACCCCGGTCAGAAGGGCGTCTCCGCCGTCAAGGACCCGGTTACCGGCCGGTGGGTCGGCAACCCCTCACAAGGTCTTGCCCGGAAGGTTGCACGCGGAAAGATCATCGTTCCCAAGGACTGGACAGTCCAGTGCTTCGACCGCTCCGGCAAGCTGATTGCGGAGAGGCCGGACTACGTCCACGCTCTCCGTGGCAACCGTGGCGCGGTCCACCTCGACGTCTGGAGCCGCCCCTATAAGATGGGGGATTCCGTCTTCACCGAGCGGGACACGATCGGCTTCCACGTCTTCCTCCGGCGCGTCCGTGACGAGCTCCTCAACGGCGGACCCAATGTCGAGGTCCGGGCCGCTCTCCGGCAAAAGCTGGCCGACCTGGTCCGGATTGCCGGTCCGAAGAAAGCCGACGATCCGGACGTTCTGACGATCAAGGCGAAGATCGCCGCCCTCGATGGGCCGACAAAGAAGCGGAGGAAGTCATGAGCCGACGCAAGCGCAAGATCCCCGGGCTGGCACGTACCCGGGAGCGTCTGATCAAGGAAACCATGGACGGCGGCGCTACCTATCGGGAAGCGCGTCGTCTCGTCGATCCTGGGCTGTCTCAGTACGAATCCGCGGTCCGCCGTGGTGACGAACCTCCACCAAAAAAGAGAGATTGATCAATGCCCCTTGTCAAAAAGAAGCGGCTGGCCTCTGGGCTGATGCTGGAGCGCTACCACCTCCCTCATACCGAGCTGGGAGCGGCGG